CCGCTCTGAGCGGGTGTCGTATAATGGCATTACTCCAGCTTCCCAAGCTGATAACGAGGGTTCGATTCCCTTCACCCGCTCCACTATTTTCAAGGCCTCCAGCGCAGTCCACGGACATCCAATAGCGTCTGGTGACAGTTTCAGTGACAGTTTCTAAGAATCCACCTCCCCCCATGCTTACGCGAACCAGCAGCATGGTCGGACCGTGAGAGCCTCGCCCGTCAGATACCCTCCCCGCCGGACAGATTCAAATTTTGAGGTTGGCGTTTAAAGTGAGTATTAAAGGTATTTTTTCTTTTCATACTTCTACAACCCAGACAGACCAAGGCTTTCAGAGCTTTCAACAAACCTATTTTTCAGGTCACCCCAACTATTTATGGGGCTATCAGGAAAGCTAATTTCCAAGCCTCTTCAAGCAGCTGATTTATAAGGGTTTTGTATTTAAATACCTTTTTAAATAGCCCTCCTGTCTTACCTATCGCCATGTATCGAAGCCACGTTCCACGCGGGCTTCAGAGCGTTTATCTCTGCGTTTGGCAAGGGGTGGCGAAAAATAGCCACTTTTGACGGCCACCTGAAAAGCCCCGTTTCCAACCGATTTTTTTCGACCCGCCTCCAGACACATGTCTTCTTCGTTTTCCCTGGTCAAACTGTGAAACGCTGCTATCAGACGCTAAGCCCCACTGTGCCTGCCTTGCAGGGCATTCAGCCTCTTCCCGTACACAGGCAATCACCCTCCGAAAAAGATCGATCACGTTTTTAAAAACACACCTAAACCGGCGTTTTCCAACTTTTCGCCCAGCAAAACCGTGGCTTCCAGCGTGATCCCTTCCGTGACCGCTTCTGCGTCGCTGTGCAACCGCGCTGCATTTCCTTTCAAAACCTTGCACAAAATGAAATGGCCAGTCCCCCGCAGAGCCCCACGGCCCGCCTGGGCTGGAGGTTCGTTTGCACTACATCTGGATTTGCACAAAAAACGGACGCAAAGCCCGTCGGCGGGAGGGGGATAAGTGCTTTTTCAGAAACTTTTTTTGTTGAAGCCTAATTTTTTGCACCGTTGAGCAGATTTTCACCAGGAAAAGACCAGTTGTGCCTTAAGAGATGGGCCGGGCGGCTAACAACCTGGGAACCAGGCGCCCACTCGGATTCAGAGAAATACTGATGCGCAATCGCAAAAGGTGCAGGAGGCTGCAGAAGCTATGGAGCGCCTACTTTCGACTTTGGCGTAGGGACGCATCACGCTGGCTCCTGATGGAGATCGGCAGCACAGCATCAGGTTTCAGTCGTGCTACCGCCAGAAGCTGCCACTGGCAGCCAGCTCCCACCCAAGAAATGGGAGTGCATATTAAGGACAGCCTTTACTGTGTGGGTTGGCAAAAGCTAAAATCACTGCGCTCTTCACTGAGCTAGAATCCTTGGCTGGACTTGCAGCCTGATTCTACGGTTTGGCAGCCGAGTATTATATTGACGCATCAAGCTTCGTCGCTTTTTTAACTCTTACCACCAAGATGATTTGGCGGCCTCATATATGACAACGGAATAGTTATGTCTTATCGCGGTTTTAAAGTTGCCCTTATTACACCTTGCTATAATGAAGAAATAGCAATTGCCAAAGTCATTCGTGACTTTAGACAAGCTATGCCTTGCATTGAGGTTTATATCTTCGATAACAACTCCACAGACAAAACAATTGCCGTTGCCTTAGAAGAAAATGCACACGTTGTATCTGTACCATTACGCGGAAAAGGGAATGTGGTACGAAGAATGTTCGCTGATATTGAAGCGGATATTTTTGTAATGGTGGATGGAGATGCCACCTACGATGCAGCGTCAGTTACTATATTAGTCGACAAGTTAATCGATGAGCATCTCGATATGGTAGTTGGCTGCCGAGAAACACCAGAGGTGGTTTCGGGAGAGGCCTATCGCCGCGGCCATCAGTGGGGCAATCGTATGCTCACCCAAAGCGTTGTACAAATTTTTGGAGGTGGTTTTACAGACATGCTTTCGGGGTATCGCGCGTTTACTCGCAGGTACGCAAAATCTTTTCCTGCATTGTCTCGAGGATTCGAGATTGAAACCGAACTAACTGTACACGCCTTAGAGTTACGCATGCCAGTTGGTGAGGTGATGACGCCATACGGTGCCCGCCCAGAAGGATCAGAAAGCAAGCTGTCTACCTACAGAGACGGCTGGCGCATCCTCAAAACTATCGGCCGCTTGTACATCGTTGAACGCCCGTTTGTATTTTTTGGAATTTGTGCTGCTCTTTTTGCATTGTCCTCGGTCGCAATTTCCATTCCTCTAATAATTGAGTACCTTGAAGTCGGCCTTGTGCCTCGGGTGCCGACTGCTATTCTTTCTGCATCCACGATGGTTTGTGCCTTACTGTCATTTTTGTGTGGAATAATCCTAGAACACGTCACACTGGGACGCCAGGAAATCAAGCGCCTCGCCTATCTGGCAATTCCCCGGCCATCCACCAAAAAGAATATACAGTGAAACTTACATTTCATTTTTTTTGGTTCGCTGTAGCCGGCGCGCTAGGTTTTGTAGTCGATGCAGGTGTTTTGTATCTATTGAAAGGTATGCTAGGCCTTTATGTGGCACGGGGAGTGTCATTCCTATGCGCAGTACTCGCTACTTGGCTTTTCAATAGATCCATAACCTTCGGCACCAGTAGGTCGGGACACACAAGAAAGAATGAATTTTTAATTTATCTTTCTCTAATGGTGATTGGCGGATCTATAAACTACATCATCTATGCCCTTTTAATTGCCAATTACAGCTTCATCGCAACACATCCAATTATCGGTATTGCAGTAGGTAGCGCTGCAGGAATGTTTGTAAACCTTACTACATCTCGATTATTTTTATTTCGCCTACAGCCCACAAAGTAAATGGAGTTCCTTTTGAGCAAGCTGCATGAAATCTTTCAAGGCGTTAATCTGCTCGAATATTCCAACAAAGCAAAGGCGTTACGAACGTTTTATTTTATTGGAGTTAGCCCTTTAATAATTGCGTACTACGCCGCTGCATTTTATCCCGGCTACCTGACCGCCGATAGTTTGTATATGCTCTCTCAAGGGGCAGGCCTACAGCCACTTTCCAATTGGCACCCCCCTTTTATTACTATGGTATGGGGGTGGCTTTTCTCTTTATTTAAGAGCGCGGGCGGGGTTTGGCTGATACAAGTTTCTCTATATGTAGGCGCCGTGATATTTTTTGTAACGCGACTGAGCAGTACAACAGTCGCAACAATTGTTTTCGCCCTACTATTACTGTACCCCCCGATATTCACAAATATGGCGGCTCTTTGGAAGGATTGCTGGGTCATATCCACGACGCTTATTTGTGCCGCCTATTCGATCGAAGCCATTAATAGCAAAAAAATAAGCCCTCTATTATTTTGTACTGCGCTGTTCATAATCAGCAGTCTCATTCGTATAGACTACGCAATCATCGCACTTCCTTTTTTGTTGAGCGCGATAGCATTTGGATATGGCAACAAACCTCACACAACCATAAATAGCTTCTTCAATCGCAGAAGTTTTCTATTGGTTTTGGCAGTAATGATAGCCTTTGTTATTTGTACCAAAATCATTGGAACGAGAGTTGTAGATAAATTTAACCCTTGGTTATCGGTTGCTATCTGGGATATAGCAGGCACGGAGAAAAACTCAACACCAGAAACGTCAGTACCTGGTTACAAATGCTCCACCTCTGACCCATTAGTATTCGGAGAGAACAGAAAATTTGACATTAACCTACCAGAGCATTCTGCAGGCACCGACAGAAAACAAGAGTCGAAGAAATATTTAAAACTCTGGTTAAGCACTATCGTGTCCAACCCACTTGCATATGCAAAGCATAGAATATGTGTAGGGAAAAGCTTTCTTGCCTTGGGAACCGATGAAGTTCATTACCCTTACCCTGCGGCAGAAATGTCCAAAAGCAGTCTCACCCAGCATGCAGAACGAAGCGCATTAAATCTAGAACGATATTGGTTTTATGATGAAAATGCCCACGGACCAATGTTTAGATACTGGTACTACATTGCCAGCTGCTTGATTTTTCTTGGGCTGTACGTAATCGCCAAACGAATCTCCGCCATTCAAATGGCTGCTTTTTTATCTGTCATTCTAGCTGCCTCTCGATTCCTGATTTTGCCAGCAGCGGACTTTAGATATGGCCTATGGATAGTTATAGGGACTATTGCTTTCGCCGCACTGCTCTTTGACCGACTTTTTGATTATTCAGAAAAGTCTGTACGCGCTGACGCTCCTGATTAAAGACTTAGATATTCCAAATAAACTTTAGTTTTTTGGCATATTGCCAGACTCATAGTGTGACTGACCCCAGCTCTGCCGACAGCAATGCGGCTTTCGCGGCGTCTGCGGTGAATGCCGCCGCCGTGGTCGGTACTGGCGTAGGGCCGTGGGTGTGAACTGCGATCTCGCTGGCCATCTGCCCGAGCAGATCGAGGGTGTCACCCAAAACCCTCAGCACGTTGACCCCTTCGGAGCCCAACCAGGTTTTGGGGGCCTGCAGACGTTGGCTGACCTCAGCTACGCTTTTACGCAAGCCTTGGATCTTCTCCTGCATGTCGCCACCCACCGTGGCGTTGTGCTTCTGCCCCACCACCAGGTTCAGGTCGCGGCCGGTGGCCTGGTGCAGATCGTCCACCGCCGCCAAGCTCGCGGATCCGCCCGACAACAGCTTGAGCGCGCCCAGCGCCTCGATCGTCTTGATGCCACCCACTGACTCGGTCGAATGATCGTCCACCGTCCTGGTGTGATTCTGGAAGGTCTCAGTGTTATCGAGGGCTTCGACTTCGCGCTCGATCGCCTTGTCCTGGATCTTGCCATCGGTCTGGCGCAGCCAGTTGCCGTCGGCGTCGACACGCTGCTGGCATGCCTCACTGTGCTGCCACACCTGGTCGCCTTTCGGCACCCGGGGCAGGCTCAGACCATGCGGCAGGATCTGGGTGATAAAGGGCTTGTGCGGTAGGCCGTAGGCGAAGCTGACCACCACGGTGGTGCCCTCCTCCGGAAAGCCGAACATGCCAGCTTCTTGCCCGCCCATCGGCGCCGGCAGTGGCAGACTGGTGAGGATTGGCAGGTCCGGATCTGGCTCGCCATCGGGTAACAGAACTTCGACATCGACGCCAAAACGCGGCCTGAAGTCGTCACATAGACCAGGTGCGGCAGGTGCATCAGGAACGGCCACCACACGGCCGAAGCGCGGCAGGTGATAACCGCCGCTGAGTTCAGGGAATTGCCGGTCTACTGCGCGGCGGATTGCGTCTTCCATCGGATGGCCATCTGGTTGCCGGCGAGCGTCACGGACGTGATCCGATCGCCTTGGTTGATCGATGCACCTGGTCGTAACCCGGGAAGGGCCGCGACCATCGCGCTTTGATTGCTCTGGTAGCTATCGAACAGTCCAACCGGCAGTTGCAGCGGTTCGCGGGTACCGAAGAAGCTGTCGGCCCAACTGCCCACGAACACCTCCCCATCGCCCTGCTGCTGCCAGATGAAGTCAGGGATGCTGAACACGGTGGCCAGGCTGTCCATTGCTTGATATCCAGCGGCCAGGCTGTAGAAGAACGGCGCCTTGACCTTGGCGTAGGGCTGGTCCGGTACCCGGAAACGCAGACCGGTCTTGGTGCTGACCTCGGCCAGCACCGCCTGCAGGTCCACATGGCGCAGATTCAGCGGCAGCGGGTTGGCCAGGATCGCGGCCAGCTCGCGACAGAACAGCACCTGCTCCGTGCTCGAGGACGTGGTCGATCGCTCGACGTAGCCAATGAAGTGGCGCTGCAACGGGCTGTCGTTGTAGCCGACATCCAGCATGACCAGGCCTTTCAAGGCGACGTCGGCCTTTACCGTGATCGTGGCCCGGCCCGGGCTCTTCAGATCAAGCCGCACGTCATCGCTGATCAGTGGGAACACGGCGCCGTTGATGGTGAGCACCTTATGCAGCTTCATGCTCATTTCGGCGTCCCGCCTATGTAGTTATCGAGCTTCTTCAATGTGGCTTCAAAGCCCGACAGTTCCTCGGTTTTGCCGCTGGAGTCACCGCCGGTGCCGGTGCCATCGCCGACTACGGCTTGCCCTGGGGCGGACTGTTGAGCCACACCGTTACCGGCGCGGCGACTTTCTACCCGTTCGGGGTTCGACAGTTTTTCGGACAGGGTGAACTGCACCAGCCACTGAGCCAGCGAATCATCTTCCCGGGCGCTGACACCCTCCGAGAACTCGACCTCACGGATACCGAACGCGGCGGCGGTGTCGTTGACGATGCGGTACTTTTTGAGCTGGCCACCGCTGGCCGTGGCTTCCGCCAAGCGCATCAGCGTGCGCAGTTGATCTTTGTCCACAAAGGGAATCTGCAGCGTCACCGCCAGGGTCTTGGGTTTAAAGCCCTTGTGTCCCTTGTCGGTGCTGCTGGTCTGCCCCGACATGTCATCGGCTTCGATACGCAGGTTGGCGGTGATCTTCATCCTCTTGCCGAGGATCTGTTCGCCGTCGAGTAGCAGCGTCATAGGCCCACCAACTCGCGCACAAAACTCAATCCTTCCAGCGATCCCACCAGCAGCACGCCAGCGGACAGCACCCATTCGTGCCCCGGGGCTTCGCCCTCGAGCAGCGACCGGCGCAGTTCATTGACATCACCAGGGCCTATCAAGCGAGCGCGCATGGTGGTGTCAGCAGAGCCGCCGGCCAACAACGCCTTGAGGTCATTCAACTGCTGATCGCGGCCCTGTTGCTGAGCAACCTTGCGGGTGGCCAGCGCCGCGAGATCGCCCATTGGCGAGCTGTCCGCTGCGTAGCTCTCCAGCACCGCCAGTTGGCCGGACATGGATTGCTTCGCGGCTTTGACCACGGTGCAGCGCTCCAGCGGCAGCGATTGCCAGCGCGGCAGTGGGCCAGAACTGGGGATCTCCCACTTTTCGGTCTCCAACGTCGACAGGTGTCGGGCGCGGCGTTCGGTGCGCACCAGGTCGGGGATCGGCAGCAACGCATTGAAGCGCGACAAGGTGCCGGCCAACTGGTTGTAGTTCGTGCCCAGGAACAACAGGGACAGTGCGTACTGCGGCCCGGTCGGCCGTCCGCTGTCCGTTCCGTCGATCAGCTTGCTCGCCAGCTGCTGCAGCAGATTCGGTGCCGACAGGAAACGTTGATTGCCCCGGCCCTGGCCCACGCCGCTTTGAAATGGCGTCACCACCAGGCAGGCAGGCGCCTCGCCCAACTGCCCCGCCATCGCGGCACGGCCGGCAGCGATCGCGTCTTTCGCGACTTCACCGACCGGCCCCGGGTTGGTACTGGCCATGCCCTCTAGGCTGGCCAAGCGCAGCGCAGTGCTGGCCAGCTCGCCGCCGGCCAGATCCTTGGCCGCGCCCAGGCCGTCCATCCATTGCGTGGCCTGCTCGGGCCAGCGCATCGTCACCGGGGCCCAGTTCATGTTGGCAGACCCTCCCAGGTGATGGCCTCGATGGCGGCCAGATCGATATCGGCCAGTGCCTGATCCAGTTGCTGTTTCAGCTGGTTGGCCTTCTGCAGCAACTGCAACTTGAACTGAGTGAAGTCGTCACCCACCCGGCGCAGCTGCGCAAAAGTGTGTAGACGGAATTCTTTTCTCCCTTGCTCATCGCGACAGGGGTACGGGCTGTCGACGCCCGCCAAAATCACGCCCGTCAGGTTCAGTTGGTCTTCGAGCTGGCTGCTGTACTGGTGAGTCGTACCGAGGGCATCCGAGGCAAAACCGCCGGTCAGCGCTGATTCGCAGCTACTGTTTATCCTGGTGATTTGCTCCTGGTACTTCGCCGCCGCCTGTTCTTCCAGGGTAAGCAGCAATGGATCGATCAGGATTGGTACGCCATCCAATGCGACGATCTTTTTACCCTCAGACTGACCGGCAAGCAGCGCCGCGTAGTCAGCGCGAGTAATCTCGCGAACGTCATCAGGGACATAGCGACCATGAACAACGGGGTCGTAGAAAGAGTTAGTAGTGGCCGAATATTGCATGGTTACCCTCAGCTCCCGATCGCAATGTAATGTGCGTATTCCGCAGTCGTTCCGAAGTTCTGAAAAAGGACCTGGCCAGCGGGATCACCGCCGGCTTTACCCACCAGCAACACCGCATTTTCGCCAAGTGCCATACGGTTACCAATGACGCAGTGGCATCCATTGGGAAAGCGAATGGGATAGTTGGCGCTCATCCAGTTACCGTATGCCGCGGTCACGTTGACCAAGCCCCACTGGATAATCAGCCCGCCAAGCCACTGCGGAAACGCGATGTAGCCGTTCGCTGCAAAGAACGTAGAAAACCCTAGACGCAGCTTTTTTGGCGTGACAATCGTCGTGTCATCCGCTCCGGTGTTGGTTTGTGACTGGGTGGCCACCTTCCCGCCGCCGACCATCGCTTCGGTGGCTTGAGTAGCTGCAGCGTCCAACGTCACGTCTGTGGATCCGTCAAAATCTACATAGCCGGTCACGGCCCCGCTCAATGTAATCTTGCGGGCAGTGGCGAACTTGGCGCATTTGCCCACCACCGTAGCCCCAGACACGATATTGGCGATTGCCGTCCAGATCAGCGCGGCCGCCGACTTCACGGCCTTGGTACTGGCCAGAATCAAGCTGCTGTTAGTTTCCGAATCGTCGCTGATCGCGTTGGGTAGATTCCCCAGTTTGACGTCATCCTTGGTCGTCGCCCGGGCGCGCAACTGGTCATAGTCACCCACACGGGCGGCAAAATGGGTCACCAGCGGCCCTGCGATCTCCTCCACCGATCGACGATCGATCAGCGTATTGGCATTGGTCAGATCCGCGATGGCCACGCAGTAGTGCTGAACGCCGGCACTGTCCACGTAATCGACTTTCCCAGCTCCCCAGACCACGCTCCAGCTCGCGGCCACGTCGCTCAGTTCGCGCTGCAGGGCAACGTCCAGCCAGGCCGTGGTCGGGAATGACGGCGGAACGACCGGGAATGCAGCCGATCGCTTTACGCGAATACCTTCCACATAAGCCGTGCCCGCCTTGAGTTGATAAGCACTGCCCACTTTTTCCAGCTGCAGCGAACTGCCGAAAAAACAGGCTCGACCGTAAATATCACGGTTGCTCAGGCGCTCGCGCTCATCGATGCCGGCCAGGCGCACGGTGAAGTCATGCTGCCAGGTGCTGGCATCAATGGTGATTCCGGTCAGCGCCTGGGCGCCATCGAAGGCCACCAGGAAATTGCGGGTCAGGTTGTTGCCGATCTGCAGCGGCGGGATGTTGCGGCGCTTCTGCTGCAGGGCGACGGTGGCCACCGCAAACAGCGTGCCTTCGGCAGTCTCAAGACCGATCCAGTTGAAGTCCCAGTCGCCGACGTCTGAGCCGATCTGCGCGCTGAACACGACCTGGTTGGGGTTCACATAACCGGCATTGTCCTCCTGGATCTCGTAGACGTGAACGATCTGGCTAGCGGCCGGTTTCGGTGCGGCCCGGTCGACCGGGACACTGGGATCGAGGCCGGGGACGTTGGCAAAGATAAAGCGCGCCACATCAAGGCCCTGCTGGGCGGCTTGCTTTTGTGCGATCAGGCTTTCACCCGCAAGCGTAATACTGGCTCCCATGGGGGGTTCCTACAGGCTGGCAACCAGCGTTTGCTGGTCGTCGTTGAAGTCGACTACGGCGACGCGGATCGTCACCGGCGTGAGGGTTACAAAGTCATAACGTCGGCAAGTGCGGCCGTATTGCTGGATCAGTACGCGCAGCAGTTCGGGATTCTGTGCGAGCTGCGAGTCGGAGAAACGCAGCAGCACCACGTCCCAATCCCGATCGGGCATGCGCTCCTCGATCTCGACGTAACCGACCCCGAGGCGCACCAGGATGCGTTTCATGCCGGCGGTGCTGCCGGCATCCACCGCATTGATGAAGGCGAACTTCACGCGCAGGCGATAAAGGGACTCCGGTTCACCTTTGAAGCGGGTGATGTCGCGCTGCCAGGCCAGCAGGTCGAGCATGACCAGGTGACAGTTGTCGGCATCGAGCTGCAGCAATGGCCAACGCAACCAACCCTCGACTTTCTCCCACCAGGATTGGGCGGCGGCGGTGAGTTTTGACAGCTCGGTCCCGCCGAGCCAGAACGGCAGGCTGAGCTTAATCATTGAGTAGCACCTCCAGACTCTGGATCCGTGGGATGTTCAGTTCCGAGAGGATGTCGTCGTTGTCGAAGTGCAACGACTCGATACCCGGGAACTGCTGGTGCAGCTCCTCTCCCAGGCGGCTGAAGGAAAAGCGCGATTGCGGCAGGGTCAGCGTCGGCTGGTAGTCGTCGCTGGTGCTCTCGCGAAAGGCCGCACGAATGAATAACTCGGTGTCATCCAGCAAGGTTTGGCGCTGGGCTTCGGTCAAGATCGATCGCGGCCAGAGCGTCACGCTCAGCGCGTGCAAGGTTTCGGGCATGACCATCACCAGCAGGTCGTCGCCGTGGCCGTGATTGCCCTGGTCGCGAATGTGCGCGTTGATCAGCTCCAGGTAAGTCGCCGCCGGCACGTCCGCATCGAACAACACAAAGGCGTTGGCACTGCCCGGCCCGCGTGGCGCGCCGTGTTCGAAGTAAACGCCATCTGGACGCACGCCCGGGAAGGCGGAGATCATCGCTCGGTATACGGCATCGGTATGCCATTGGTTGACCGCCGAGAACTGGTTGCGCGTGCGCAGGCGCAGTTCGTCGTTGGGTTCCTTGTCTGCCCCTGGCGTGGTCAACCAACCGTCCGCATTGACCACTTGGGCAATGCCTGGAATCGGCACTGGCAACACGGCGTAGTACCCCGGTGCCAGGTTGAAGCCGCTGCCGACGTCCACCGCTTCGACCGGGATCAGCAGCTGCATCACGCCATCGGTGAAGGTACCGACCGCCGTGGTCACCAACTGGTAAATGTGGCCATTGATCGCGGCTGACTGCACCACCGTGCCCTTGGCGACCTCGAGGGCGCCGCCGGGAGCCACGCGGGTGAACAGCAGGAAACCTTTGGCCTTGGTCGCGCCCTTGCGCTCGACGTTCACGCCCCATGCCAGCATGTCGAGCCAGGCATCCTCGGCGGTTTTGACGAAGAAATTCGGCAGCACGGTGGCGATGAAGAAGTCGAGAATCCACAGCACCGGTTTGGTCACTAGCGCGGTGACCACCCGCCAGAACGGCGACCAGGTGCTGGTATTGCTCAGCTTGCTGCCTTGGGCGACCACTTCCGCTTCCCAAGCCTGACGCAGGCCAGCCTCGGTGGTTGGAATGCCGGCGTCCGTCAGCGCCTGTTTGAAATCCACATCACTCACAACTTCACCTCGATACTGCCGAATTTCAGGGTTTTGGCCGTCACCAGGTACTGCCCGGGCTCCAGCTGGGTGATCAGCGCCGTTCCCGGTACCAGACGTTCGTCCGCCTCCACCAGCAGCTCCAGTTGCTGGATGCAGTCGCGCTGTTTCAGGCTGTTGCGCTCGGCGACCAGGGTCACCAGCAGGCCGCTGTCGCGGATCATGTGAGCGATGTCCTGGGCGATACTCGACCGATCATCAATCAGCACCGGCTGACGGGACGGATCAAGCACCAGGTCGTTATCGGCGATCAGCAGATCGATGTATTCGCTCATCCGCCCACCGCCATGCTCATCATGTTTTCCATTTCCAGCGGGGTCATTGGCTTGGCCGTGTGGATGTTGATCGTCCCCACCTGGGTGCCTTTGTTTTGGGTCTGGCTGTTGTTGTTCTGGATGCTGCGCATCAATCCACCCTGGGGCACGGCCGTGGGCCTCATCGGCGATAGACCGCCCGCCGTGCCGCCGTTCATGCGTTGACGGGCCTGCTCGGCTTGTTCGGTCAGCGGCGGTGTGGTGACCAGTTGTGGCGGTGCGGGCGCGTTGACCAGGGGCGCGGAAATGCCGGGGATCTCGGGCGCTTTGGGCATCTCGCCAAAGGCGGCATCGATCTGCACGCCGGGGATCTTATTCAGCATCTCGATCAGGCCGTTGATCGCATCTTTGAAAATCTTGACGATGCCGTCCCAAGCCGCGCTGGCCATGCCGGTCCAACCACCGATCGCGCCGAACCAGTCCGACAGTGCCTGCAGCTGGCCTGCGATCCATTGGAACGCGGCGGTGTTCATCAGGGCGCTGGTCCATTGGTCCCAGTAGACGACCGCGGCGATCACGATCGCGACCAGGGCGACGATTCCGACGATGATCAGCAGCACCGGGTTGGCCAGCATGGCCGCGTTGACCAGCCAGATAGCGCCCTGCCACAGCAACATGCCGACCCTGACCAAACCCATCCAGGTGTAGAGCAACGTCAAGCCCACCACGAAGGCTGCGACCAACACCGTCTGCAGCAGGAACATGGCGATGCTGCGAAAACCCGTCCAGTTCAGCAGTTTCCAGACGGTGACCAGGGACAACCAAACCATCTTGCTCATGCCCACGACGAGGGTCATCGTGGCCATGGCGGCGATCAGGCCAAAGACCACCAGTACGGTGATGCCAATCACCCGGGTGATGTTCGGGAATAACTGGGTCCAACGGGTCAGTGTTCCGGCGATGCCCACCAGCTTGTCCATCAGCGGGGTCAACATCGGGATCAGCGCCTGGCCGAAGGCAATGCGCAGCGCTTGGACGGCCGCGCCGAACTGTTGCCACGGGTCGACCATGGCCTTGGCCATCTTCTCGGCGTTTTCCAAGCCGCGGACTTTGCCCAACTGGTCGAGGCCGTTTTTGAAACGGTCGGTATCCTTGGCCAGGGCATTGATCACCCGTGCCCCTTCCCCGCCGAACGCCTCGGTCAACTTGGTGCCGGCGGCGGCGCTGGTCAGGTCGCCGAACTTACCCTCGAGCTTGGCCAGAATGTCGGCCATCGGCATCAGCTGGCCGTTCTGCTCGGTGAATTTCAACTTGAGCTTTTCGGACGCCGCACCGATGTTTTCGAAAAACGACTTGTACAGTCCGCCGGCGTCGCCGCCCTCCATGGTGCTGCTCAGCGTACCGATCACCGCGAACTGCTCGGCGATATCGACGCCAGCCGTGGTGGCGAGCTGGCCCACTTCCTTAAACGCATCCTTGAGCTGTGCGCCGTCCGTGCGGAACAATTGCGCGGCCAGTGCCGTCTGGCCGCCCAGCTTCTCAACCCACTGGCTTTTGCCCATGGCATCGGCCGAGGTTTTGAACAGGTTGTACATGGTGCCGACGTAGGCGCCCATGGTCTCGGCGTCGGATTTGGTGGCCTT